CTGTATCCAATATGATCACACCCGGCATTGCCGGCAGACTGCGAATCATAGCCAGCAGTTCACCGAGCTGGCCGGGATTGTCGATCAGACAGGGTATCGGCAAAAGAGAAAAGTTGTCGACCTTCTCCATGCCGTGATGCTGCCGCCATGCCTCGATGCGTTTGAGGACTCCAGCTTGCCCTTCGGCGGCGAGATACAGCACCGACTTCTTTTTGGTGTTATACCCATGCCATGGCAGGCCATGAGCGATCGATAACGCCATGTCCAACGCGGCAAACGATTTTCCGGAAGATGGTGCTCCATAGATCATCATCAATCCTGTTGACTCCGGTATGATCTTTTTGATGGTCCAGGACATTGACAGTGTTTCGAGAAATGCCTCGTTGAGTGCTGCCGGTGAGGCAAGCACACGCCGGGCGAATTTGTTTTCCGGCGGAACAAGCTGCCGTTTAACTTCTGCCAGACCCTTTTCTACGGCGATGTCGTTAAAATCTTTGCTGGCCTCCTCAGGGATGACATATGGCAATCCGGTGGCCTGAGCACCCTTGAGGCCGACCTCACTTACATCGTTGTCGGCTGCGACAACCAGGCGTTTGGAGGTACTGTAGGCCTTTGCGGCATGCTGGAGGTTCCCTGCCGAGAAAGCGATTAAGACCTCCGCGCCAGTGGCTTCATGTATGGAGGCGCCAGTTGCATATCCTTCGACCAGGTATGCCGTATGTCCTTCTCCGGGGATGACGTGGAAGTGACCTTTCAGCTCTCCGCCGGTCAGGAAACGTTTTCCGCCATGTGGATCGATGTATTCCAGGGAATGCAGCCTTCCTTCCGCATCGCGTATGGGAATCACTAGCCTACCTTCTTCATCCTGGCGGATTCCATATGCTCGGACCTGCTTTTTTGCCAGATAGGCATGACCGGGGGTTGGGGCTTTCGCCGCCTCCCAGCGTTTTGTGGCTTTCTCGCGGGCCTCCGCTCGGCGGACTTGCTCGGCTTGTTCGCGCAGGCGCCTCGCCTCGGCCATCCGGTTTTCATACCGCTGCCTCTCCCATTGCGACATTTCGGAGACGTCCCTGGCGCTCCAGGTCAGCGTCGAAAGGCCGCCGTCCTTCCATGACCCGGCGGAGCCGCCGGGAATGTCGTCGGGGAAGAAAACATACCAGTTTGATTTTCTGCCCCGCTTTTCCCCTGGCGCGTCGTATCGTTCGATCTGTCCGGTGGGCTTGATGACCGGGCAACCGAGCCCCGCAGCGGCAACGGCGTTCTGAAATGCCTGCTCTGGTGGGACCGGTGGATAATCAGGAAGATCGTCATCCTGCCTCTTGGCGTTATTGAAATCGAAATCGTATATCTTAGTCATGCCAGCACCTATCGTTCCACGCACACCATTTGCACTGGTAGAAATCGGCAGACGGATATTCGCGGGGCAGCAATTCCCCGGCCGCACACGCCTGGATGATCCTTACCGCTCTGTCGGAGGCATCCTGAGCCACTGATTGATCGAAGGAAATGTTTTCGTGATACAGAGATGAATTGTCCTTGTTGACGCATGTCCATAGGGCAGGGCTGTCCGTAAGGTCCATGTATGCCATGTAGATCTGAACCTGAACATAATAGGTCCAGTTGGCCTTTTTGACTTTGTTCTTTTCGAACTCACGCCATTTTTTGGCATTCGCTGTTTTGCATTCCCATAACCGCGGATACGGGCCGAACTCGTCCGGACCTCCGACAATGACGCCATCTATGTGTCCGGATATTTTCCCGCCGGCGATAGAAAAACCAAACTGCCGGCCGTCTTTGTCCTTTACTCTCAGGTCAAACCCAGCCATGCGGATCCACTGAGCGGCCAGGTCCTCGACGACATGACCGATGGAGAATACCCGTAAGGTCCTCCCATCGAATGGCCTGTCTCGCGGTGTGTTGAAAAATTCATATTGCAGTGCCCTGGCACATTCGCCGCCGAGACGAGAGCCTCCGAGATAATCCCTGGACCGCTCGGGCCTGCCGGTAAGAGCCTCATCAATGAGGTGATTTATTCGATCTGATTGGTTTGTTTGGTGATTAAAATCGAGCATGTCCAGCTCTCCTTTTTGTTTATGTATGCCCTGGAGGTGACAGGTATCGCAGAGGCAGGAGAGATCAGAATCTTTTTCCCGAAAAAACAGATATTTCTTGTGGTGCACCTGCAATTTCAGCGTCGATCCGCATTGTTCACATTTGCCCACCAGCTCCCGAAATTCTTTCGATCTCTGTCGCCAGTGTGTGGTTGCATAATAGTCAGAAAGGTTCATTGGGATCGTTAACGTACTTGCGCCACACCTCTTTGCTGGCGCCTAATTCCCGGAGCGTTTCAAAAATGGATTGCCCGCAGGGCTTCCAGTAATGGAATCGGGGATCTGCATCAAACGGGATCACCAGATCCCCCGCATCGCTGATGTACGGCAGGCTGAACTTCGCCCCCTTATCCGGTATCAAAGCCTCGATGCAGGCGCGGACAAGGGCATCAACCTCAGTGCGAGAATAGTCGTTTACAGCTTTCCCGGTCAGTCCTGCTGATACGAGTGCCTCACCCAGTTTCTGATAATCAACGGGCATGTTGAAACACCTCTTGTTCGATTGCTGATTTGTTCCAGAGAAAATTGAGGAGGCAGGAAGCCTCGTACTTTCTGAGATTGTAATCGTTTACATTCCAACCGATGTTGGCGAGCAGCTCCAGTTGTTTAAATGATGGCGGGTCCTTCAGCCAGCGCCGGCTTTTCTGCGCGGCGTCAGTGTCTTCATGCAACCGCAGAAAATCATCCGCTTGAGCAAGGGCAGGGACTTTCGCACCGACGGATAATCGGCGCATGGGTTTGCCCTTCATCTTACCCAACGATACCCAATCGTTTCCATTTGCCGATGCCGTCACAACCCAGGCATTGAATCCGCTGGCGACCATGACCTTCCCGCTGCCGAATAGGTCTGCCCACTTGAAAGGTGATTTTTTCAGCAAATCTACTTCCATCATCACCACATCGGAGTATTCCTTCTCCTGAGCGGCGCCTTTAGCGCCGGCGTGGTATTCATAACCGCAAACAGGGCACTCTCTCGTTTGTATGGGGATCAGTGTATTGCAGCTCGGGCATTCTTTATTTGCTGCTTCTGTTCCTTCCAAATCATCCAATCGGACGCCCTGTTCCAGATCGCCGTGGATGCGAATTGATTCTCCAAAATCCAGGACAATGCAGTCCCGCTTTATCACCCCTGGATGTTCTTCCGGATCCACGACTCGCAGACCACGACCGATCATCTGCAGCATGGTGGATTTAAATGAGCACGGCCGAAGGAGAACGACACAGGAAAGAGGCGGACAATCATAGCCTTCGGTTAGAACGGCCACGTTGCAGAGGACCTGCAGATCGCCATATTCAAAGCGTTTCAGGATTTCCGCTCGATTTGGCGTATCACCGAAAATACAGTCCGCCTTTATCCCGTTCTCCTGAAACAGGGCGCAGACCGCTTCCGCATGGCGGATCGTGGAGCAGAAGGCGATCGTTTTCCGGTCACCGGCGAGATCCTTCCATTCCCTGAACACCGCGGTATTTACCGGCACGGTGTTCATCAAAGTTTCAACCTCATCCAGGTCGTATTCGCCCCCCGACGTTTTCCGTACTTTTTGGATTTCTTCAGCCAGCCCTGGAAGAGTGGCAATGAATGTCCGTGGCGTGACCAGGAACCCCAGATCCACCAGATGCCGCATTGTGATCATGTCGCAGACATTGTCGAAGGTCGGCTTCAGACCACGTTTATCGCCACGCGATGCTGTCGCGGTAAATCCCGCGATGAGAACATTGGGGTTTCGGGATCTGGCGGCATCGACGATGCGCTGGTATGTCTCCGATCTGGTGTGATGTGCTTCATCAATTACCAGAACGTCCAATGGCGGAAGAATCTCCATGCCGCCATTCCGTCCAAGTGTCTGAGCCATGCCGAAGATAGTGTCTCCGGAAGGGTCTTTGATACCGAGACCATAAACAGAGGAACTCCTATCCGGATTGATCCGGTGGAACTTCTCCCGATTCTGCGCGACCAATTCTTCCCGGTGCTGGAGTATCATCTGCCGGCCGCCTAGACGTGCAAGCAACCAAGAAATCATAAGCGTCTTGCCGGATCCCGTGGGGGCGATGGCAAGCGTGTTTCCGTATTCGGACAACGCACTTACCGCTCGCTCTACAAGGGTTTCCTGATATGGACGGGGAAGCATTGTTTACCTCGCCCATGCCGGAATTGCTGAGGGTGCCTGGTTTTTTGTTGGCTGTGGCGTGTTTTTAGGAAGCGCCGCAGTCGGATCTGTCTTTCCAGGTCCGCCGGGCAGAACAGTTTCTCCCGCCATTACTCGCTGATATATCTTGTGGTCGGGAGTCAGAACACGCAGGATTTTATTCTTGTCGCCGTAACCGTCCTTGCCCTTTTCGATACCAATTTCTATGGCAAATTCCAGTTCATTCAGTTCTTCCCAGGTGCTGATGATGCGCGCTCGTCGGGCTTTATCAGACTCATCTTTGGGATCGATACCCTTGGCCGATTCCAGCATTCCGCGGAGCAGTGATCGCGTTATCGAAGCCGCTTTTTCGTGCCCTTCTGTCACTCCGCCCACGCCGGCGTTCTGGAAAATCTTTCGCTTGGCATAAGGTGCGGATGATAGGGTCAGTTCCATGACCAGGTACTCGAAACCGGATTGCGATTTTGAGAGCCATCCCCCAACGCCATGTCCTCCCGGCCGAATGGCGCAGATTACTCTTGCGTAAGTTTTAGAGGGAAGCAGATCGCCCTCCTGTTGCTCGGATGCCGTGTTGAAATCAAAGAAATTACTCATTGTTATTGCCCTCCTTTATCTGTGTCTGGAATTTTTGTTCGGGTTTCGGCCCGTTAATTTTTTCCATAAGACGGCCAAGATGTGGCTCCTCGACCATGTCCAACCGTCCACTACGGTCCTTTGCCGGATAGCCCCAGGGGTTGACTTGATGCGTAACAAAAGCGCGGTAGGGATTGCCGGAATCGTCCTTTAGTGCAACCATGCTGATGATCTCGTCAAAGATGCCCGGCAATTCGTTGCCTGCTTTGGCGCCTTCGATTTGCGGCACCCAAAGAGCACGGCCGTAATCATCCTCTTTCCGATCAAGACCAC